CTTAAATCAGATTTTGGAATTTTTATTTGATCTAATTGATTAACCATAGCTTGGACAACAGGGACACTAAAATTTGACGCATCTTGACCCATCAACACATGGACACCTAAAACAGGACGACCTGTTGCCTCGTGAACTGATACTATCTTATCTTGAAATCTTTGAGCAATAGGATTCATAGAAGCCCATGCTTGTTCGCCAGTTTCAACGTTTTTCCCCATATGAAAAGAATAAAGACCTCCTCCACCTAATGGCGTATCAGTCTTAGCATCGGCAATAGCATCTAAAATAAGACCGCTATCCATTCTATCGCCCATCGTCATAACACCTTCATACCCTAACAAATCTTCGTAAGGTCTTACTATTCGTTCACTGGGATCACGCATTCCTGGTATACGGCTATAGGATGCAACTGCTCGTTCACCTGGAGGTAGGTTCCCTCTAAGATTTTCTCTTCTTCTTGCAGCGGGAGTATCAGTGTAAATTTTGGTATCTCCAGTTACTGTTATTAGTTTTGATCTTTCAGGATGCTTTAGTGAGTCGTAATGTTTCCTCATTTCTATTGCAAACTCATTATCGTAACCATATTTTTGTACGTATTCAGCAAATTTCACTTCTCTTAATCGAAATAATTCTCTTTCTACGTCGCTGTTTGGTATCCCGTCTGTACTTCCACGAACTCCTTTTATTAAATCAATGTCTGCATTTATCTTTTTAATTTCATTTAAATCTGCTTTGGCTTTTTTAATTTGTTCTTTACTTAACTCAGCCCTACCTATTGTGTTTCTTATATCTTCTGGCTTCTTTGTTGCGTCAGCGTCCTTTATGGTTCTCTTTAATCCTTTTTTAATAAAGGGAGTTACAGCTAAAGAACCGCCTCCCATAACATCACCAACTGTTAAACTGTTTAATAGTTCCGTTAATTGTTCTGTTGTGCCAACGTTTTTTGCAATCCAAGACATCGTATCTTTAACTAATTGACCTGTCCCTTGTGGGGATTTCGTAGCTTGTGCAACTCTATTTGCTAACTCTGCTCCCTGCAAACCAATAGTCTTAGCAAGTTCAACTGCTTGGTCTTGATTTAATTGCATTATCTGACCGCCAAGCTGTATTGAGTTTCCAGGCAATGTCTTAAATGCAAAATTCAATGCTTCATCAAATGGAGTATTTACTTTTTCTTCTTGAAAACTTTTAAGAGAAGCTCCCGCCTCTTCCATTCCTCGACCAACATCATCTACGTTAACTATTGGCTCTCGACGTTCAATGTTTAAATTGTTAAACGTTTGACGACCTGCATCTGAAGGAGCAATGCCTTGCAACCTACTTCCAACCAACTGATCCAACAACTCTAATCTGTTTTTTTTACGTCGATTTTTATTTAAATCAACAGTAGGAAGATTCATTCAGCCTACATCCCTTCCGTTTGATTTTGTATTGAATCAGCAGTCCGTTGTGCATTACTCTGAACTTGAGAAATCAAATCAGGCTGAGTCTGCGACGCTTGAACCGCTTCTGCTCCACCGCCAAGAGTCGTCTCACCTTGTTGCTCTTGCTCCATTGCTTGCTGATGTTGCATAACATGCTGACCGATAGCTTGGTCAATCGCTTGTATCTGTTGTCCCGCTTGAGGGTTCGCAGGGTTCCCAACCATATCAATCGCCTGTGCTTGTTGCATCAACTGAATGTATTGAGGGTGCTCACGATACATGTTGTGAACTTCCATATGTGCAGCATGATCTTGTTGTGGCAAGACTTCTATTCCTTGTCCAACCATCACCCGATCATTTTCATATTGGGCTGCCCGTTGAGCTTCGACATTATCTTGGTCAACCAAAACCTTATCGACATCTTGTATTCCGTTTGCCTCTGCAGCGAGTTTGTCGATTTCCATTTGATCGTAGTTAGGACGATTAGAAGCCCAACCAACAAAGGCCATAGTTCTGTCGCGTTCCAGTTGTGCATAAAGCGGTTGTGTTGATCCGACCTTTGTCTCAATTCGATAATTGTATAAGAAGTCACTTGTCGTCAAAGCACGAACCACTCGTTGGTCTCCCTCTGGTGCAATGTTCTCTACAAAGTTTTCTGGAGTATATCTTGGGTCGCCCATTATTTGAAAAGCATTCCTCACAATGTTTTCGTAAAACTCATTTACCGCAGCTTCCATCCAGTTCCCGTTAATCTGAGCAGCTGCAGCGACTATCGACGCTTCGGTTGCCGTCTCGGAATCTCCTGGGTTCTGTGGTGCAAGTGCAGCGATCTCTTGTTCCATCCCCATCATCATCTGGAAATAATTATAAACATCTCCAGGAACACTTCCCCAATTCAACTCACGTATCGAAGACAAATCTTCAACACCAATGAACTCACCGTCTCGACCCGTTCGCAATATCTCACCAATCTCAGGATTGTTTTCTAACTCACTTGATCGGATAGCCGTCATCCTTGAAGTGCGTTTTAACATATCGCTGATACGAGATACCTGCTCAATAATCGCATTCTGAATATCTTCTATGTATCGCAAATGTCCCAACGGATAAAATGATTCTTGCGACAAATCAAACTTAATCGCTGCAAAAGGAAATCCTTGTTCGACCAACCATCCCGAAGCCTCCTCACCATTTTCTAAATCAAGCGTTGGCTCTGTTGGCTCTCCCGTAATCGGATCAATGTCGAACACTGGTTGACCGAGCATGTCCGTCACTTGTGGAAATATCATTTTTCTAAATGGGTGCGGAACATCAAGTATCGGTTCATCAACACCTTGAACAAACATTACCTCGCGTCGTTCCATTCTATTGTGCCAACGTTCAACCAAAACAAATTCACCGTTGTCAATCGACTCACGCATCGCCTCTTGTTCTGACGAGTCGTAACGATCACCCATCACCTCACCGTAACCAACAGAATCTTCTCTCGTCATCTGCGTTGGCTTGATTTTCTTTTTGTTTTGTATTCTTGGATCGTCTTGCAAATATTTAATCGGAGTCCAAAACTTTTCCCTTATGTATCGTTTGTCGCCAAGTCTATGTGGTGAACCTGTTGGATCAACGTGAACAAATCCTGGAGCTACTCGTTGTGGGACAACCAAGTCTTCTGCAAAATCATCGTTGGTAGTATAAGGTGCAATCATGTCATCTCCAGGTGGATTGTAATCTAAACGTATCCAACCCACGCCAGTAAACAACGCATCGAAGATTGCTTGGTGAACGTGTGACTTGAGGTTAGTAATGTTCATGTATCCATTTGCAGCCCGTTCCAAAACTATTGACGCTCCCTCGTTGACCTCATCCTCAACATTGAACGCCATCACTGGATAGTTGTGTGCAATCGTTCCAAGCACTTGTCGAACTATCGGATAGAACCTTGAAACCTTAACAACATCCTCTGCACGAAGATCACGAATCTTTTTGTCAAACTTCAACTCATAAGCATCGTAAAGTTTTTGCCACTCTTCCTGTCGGTCTGCGTAAAGACGATCCAACATTTCACCTTCAGTTTTATACCATCTGATCTCGTATTTGTTCACCCATACCTACTTTCGATTAGATCGGTTGACAACTGGTCGATCAATCGTCCACCGTCGTTTTCTTTTCTCTCGTCTACATAACGAGGTTTGTAGCAATGATTAACACAATATCGCAAAGCATCTGCACCGTGGTCATCTCCGCTTGAAGCGTCTTCAGGATTTCTTGTATGTCGCTGAAGACTCAACAACGAGTCAACTATCGGTTCAGTGCTCCCACGAAAGAAACGCAATCTTTTATTATAAATCAAGTTCGCAATGTTTCGCCAACCATTCACCCTATCCATATTTGCTTTTGTTAAATGAACACCACGTTCGCGAAATGTATCCGACGGAGAACGAGCCATTGAAACTTCTCCTGGCTTACGCTTCGTCCACATATCCGCAGGTGCTAACACTAACCGAGGGTTCCTTCCGAACGAACCGTTGCCTCTCGTCCACGAACAACCCTCAATCATTTTTCTAATTCCGTCTGCATGTTCAGCGCCAGAGCCCGACGAATAATAACTGTCGATCACCCAAAGGTCGTCGTCAGAATCTACCGCGACCAGAACACCTGCTGTTGGATTTGACTCACCATAATCCAATGCGATAAATAAGTTCCAATTCTCAGGAACATCAAAAGGATCACATAATATATCGTTACGCGAACAAGATAGAAACGCTCCCAAACTTACATCCCAATCACCGTCAAGATATGCACGAGTCAACTCAGGATCTCCCATCGCCATTAGTCGCTTCGGATAGTCTGGGTCAGAATCAAGAAGTATTTTATTATCGGAAACTTTTGAAGGAATAAAACATCGAACCATTCCCGAAGCCTTATCTTTTAACGGAACACCGCCCTGCGGATATTTGTCGATTCCAAAATATCGTTTCACCTCACCATGACATTGACCGCCAGGGTTCCCGCTTGCTCTAATTCTTTTATGTTTTGCTTTCCCACGTAACCTCGACTTCATCATGTTGTAAGGCCGTAATGAACTCCAAGTGGGGAGCTCGTCCCACCCAATCCAACTAAACTGGCTCCCCAAGTAACGGATGAAATCATTATCAGTATCCATGTAACGCAAAAGCAATTCACTACCCGATTGAAACTTCCAAGTTTTTACACCAACTTTAAATTCACCGCCAAGATAAGGATATATCTGTAGGCTTCTCCTTATTATCTCGTCAAGATCTGTACTGTGCCTCCTGAATAATATCCCAACCCAATTTTCCTTCTGCCATAAATCTTGAGCAAAATCTCCCAATAGGAAATCGCTCTTCCCGCCTCCCGCAGCTCCTCCGAAAAATAACTCGTCAATACATTCACCCGCCATTATAGCCGACGCTTGATTCGGAACTTGTGGCGACCAAACATGTTGCGTCTCACTCATCGTCAATCAATTCACGCATTCTGTTTTTTGTTGAAACCCAATCTTCAATGTTTGTCGCTCTTGGTGGAGTATCAATGGATTGTATCTTTATTGCTTCACCATCTGCACCAGTAGTTTCTTGACGCTCGACATAACCTCGACCCCGTGACTTACCTTGAGTCCGAAGATAAAACATAATCGCACTTGCATGTTCGTTGCGTATTAAATTATGCAGAGCATTCTCAGCGATGTCTACCATCTCCTCTCGACATTCCTCAAGCACTGGCTCCAACTCGTAACGCTTCACCGCATCATAAACAGCTTTACGACTACAACCTAAACGATTAGCACATTGAAGAATATTCCCCGACAATTCTTTTAATGCTTTTTCTACATTTTCTTTTTTTAATTTTTGAGTAGCCAAAAATATTTCCCCTACTGTAAAGTCTGGTAAGTCTCGTCAACTGCTCAACATTACAAAAATAGGATTGCGATCACTCACATGCAACCCGCCAATATTAAAATCAAAATACTCAACCGCTTCATCGTAACTCATTCCATCGCGATTAATCAATAGATTTATAATCTTCTTGTAATCATACGCAACAACAACATCTCTTCCAAACGTTGAAGCACTACCAATTATCGCTTCGTCAAATCCATCAAGCAAAACAGCACCCTCGACTTCCTGAATAAATGATTCAGAAATCATATCAATAAGTCCAGACCCACGGCCTTGGAAATCCTTCACCCTCAGTCATTGTGTCAAGATGAATAAAACGTGAGTCCATGTCGCCCGTCTGTTTTAGTCCAATGCCAGTAAAACCAAACTCACTACAACTCATCAAAAGTTCCCAAGCCTTTGCTCCTGATATTTTTATATCTACTGCCTTGCCTGTTGTATGAGCACCTAACTTTTTTTTCTTAGCTTCTACTGGATGAGTCTCTGACCGATAGCCAGAAGTAATTATTAAAGGGAACCCAAGTTTTGTTCGCAACGCTTGCAACCGATCAAGAAAGTCTTTATCAACAACGCACCTACCCGAATGACTGCAAGCCCACTCATCAAAACTAATATTGGGGTAACGCTTGTTAGGCCAAGCAGATTTCAATTTATATTCGATCAATGACATCCTCCGTTTTATTTTACTAATATAAATTTATCAATATCAAAAAGCAAGGTGACCAGTAAGACCAGTAAAAGACCAGTATTTTTTTCTTTACTGGTCTACTTTAAGTTTTTATTTTTTATACTACTTATCTATTTACTCCAAGGTATCCAAGGTAAATTATACGCTACGTATAGAAATGTGTTTTTTCTTCGTTAGTAAAACTTATACGAATTTACCTTTTTACTTGACCACTTTTTTACAACGACTTGTTTTTTAAAATAGTTAAGGGTGACCACTAAAGGTAAAAATACTGGTCGCAAGTCTTTTTAATGGTCTATGTGTTTAGGCAAAAAAGTGTCCCCCGCATAACCGAGGAGCAATGCGAGGGACGAGGAGGTAATCATGTCTTGTTGAGAGAAATGATAACCTAAGATAATTGTTTATAAAATATTATGCAACTCGTTTTCTCTCCACCAATCAATTATTGATGTTACGTTTGTATCGTCGCTAAGTTCGATCTGCTCCAACGATTCCGAATTATAAAATGCACCAGAAATATTCTGACGTAAAACTATTTTGTTCGACTCCCGTTTTAAATCTTTGCTAATGATTATATCAGTCACATTGCCAGAATAAATATTTCTTTGTCTTCCGTTCGACAACTCTACCAATAATTGTTTACTCATTGGGTAATGAATATAACTATTTAACCACTAAGATTCAAGGCTATATTTATAGTTTATTTTACACTTGACAAAACAGGAAAAATATGTTATAGAGACTCGGTTTTGCAGGTATAATTATTTTATAAATAACATTACAAAACCCTTGACAGTATTAAGAATATTTTGTATTATATATATAGTTGAGAGAGAGAAACCACTACTAACCGAGGAGACTCAAATGAAATATTGCCGATCTAATCCAAAAAGTTTCAAAGAAATCAGAAAAGAACTAAAAACATTCTCAACGCTAAAAAAATTTATTGAAAATAATTTTAACCTCACTGAAATCGAGAATATGTTAAAAGAACGAAATAAAGAAAATTTAGAAAATGCAATGTATGAAGTTGCTGAAAGAGCGTTGATGAAATATTATCCAAGCCAAGTGGCAATGTTGAATTACCCAGAAATATACAACGGTTGCTCGGTCGCTTCAGCAAATTTCGTCAACGATGCAGTAGAAGACGTTTACAAAGAATTGGTTCCATGTATGAAGGATAGGTTTAAAGGATGGGAAGGTTCGGTAATAAAAGATTCTGACCTAATCAGAGACTAACAAATAAAACGGGAGGGAGGAACCGTTCCTCTCTCCCAACATTTAACCGAGGAGATTCAAAATGAAAACCCATAAAGAAATTTTAGAAGCTGCAATGAAAATTGATCACTTGCAACATGAGTTGATGTTAGATCCAGAATCAGGTATTGATAACAAAAATGTTAATGTCGAGAATACAACAATCGAAGATATTAGAGACGGGATTGAATATCTGCTTGACGAGGCATTTCCAAGGTGGATTGGTGACGCAAGAGACGATGGTGATAAAAAAAATTTAAAATATTACAAAGAAGAAATTGTAAAAATAAAGAACTTCAAAAGGAACTACTTAAAATAAACAAATAAAACGGGAGGGAGGAATCGCTCCTCTCTCCCAACATCAACCGAGGAAAAATAAAATGGCAAACAAAAAACGCATGTCGTTAAACGAATTTAATTTGACTCAAGAAAACATAGCCTTAAAAAGCAAGATTGAAAAACTTCAAGCTGAAGTCAAACATCATAAGGATTACGCAGATTGGGCAAAGTCGTTTCGAGTGGATTATGAGCGAGCCAAAAAACAACATAGGTATCCTGACAAATTTACTAAAGCAATTCTTAGAATTGCCGAGAGTTTAGCACTTAATATAGATGTGATTAGGATCAATCACGGAGTCCAACAGGGAACAGAGGAAGACGTAAGATCAACAAAATATTTAGTTTCTCTATTAGAAACTTACGTTAGGAAAAATCCTTTAGAACAGATTTGTAAAAAATGTTTTAACAAATTTTCCAACCCACTGGGGTATTTTGAAAATTACGAGTATTATACAAAAACCGAATAAATTTAGAATACGCATAACAAATAAAACGGGAGGGAGGAACCGCTCCTCTCTCCCAATATTTAACGCTTGACAAAACAAAAGAAATGTATTATAGAAACTCGGTTTTTTAGGTATAACAATCGTATAAATAACATTGCAAAACCCTTGACAACATTAAAAACATTTCGTATTATATATATAGTTGAGAGAGAGAAACCACTACTAACCGAGGAGAAACAAAATGAGCTTCTTAGAACCAAAAACAGACGGAATGACCGAAAGACAAATAGCACACGTCGACCACCTAAAGGGCGTTATCAAGAATTACGCAAAAGGCCAATCCCAATTATTGCAGAGAGGAGTCGAATACGAACTAAAAGAAAAAGCAATGGCTAATGAAATCGAAGAGTTAAAGAAAGCCTTAAGGGAACACAGAAAAATGGTCAAGTTCGCTCAGAGACTGATTGAAAAGAAAAGCAAAAAAATCGAACGCTTAGAAAAATATGCAAGCCAGTTTGATGAAGACTAACAAATAAAACGGGAGGGAGGAAACGCTCCTCTCTCCCAACATTTAACCGAGGAGATTCAAAATGGAAAACACAAAAAACAAAATAAACGCTCACGATTGGATTGGATTTGGTGATCTTGAAAAATGGTATGGTCCTGTCGGAGAAGAAGAGACATTAAAAAATTTAGTTGGTAATACAGAAAAAAAATTAAAAGAATGGTTTACAGATTACGACTACGTACAACTTGACGACAAAGGTAATTTGCATAGATGGACGGATGGAGAAGATGAAGTTTTTGTTGTCGGGCTGTTGGATTACTGGATGGAAAAAGTAGAAGAAAAGTTTTTGGCAGAATGTTCGCCCGAAGAATTTACAAGTCACATGCTCGGAAAACTTGCGGGGAACCGTGAGGTAGATCCAAAATATTTTACCACTGCAAAAAATTCAATGGCTCGTTTTTCAGAACCAGAGCAAGACGAAGAATAAATAAAACGGGAGGGAGGAACCGTTCCTCTCTCCCAACATTTAACCGAGGAGATTCAAAATGGCTAAACGAGTTAAGGTAATCGAAAGATCTCACATGGTCGGAACTATCGCAGGGACGTTTAATATTAGAACAGGAAAATTGACTTGGAAAAAAACACCTGAAGATGTGGAAGATAAATTAATAAAAGAAAAAGGAAATAAAGACGCAGAAAAATTCTTTGTGCAAGTCATCAATAAATAATAAAACGGGAGAGAGGAACCGCTCCTCTCTCCCAATATTTAACACTTGACAAAATAAAAGAAATGTATTATAGAGACTCGGTTTTTTAGCTATAATTATTTTGTAAATAACATTGCAAAACCCTTGACAACATTAAGAATGTTTTGTAGATTATGTATAGTTGAGAGAGAGAAACCTAAAACGAACCGAGGAAAAAATGAAAAAAGTCAACACCAACAACCGAGCCAACAGAACAATCGTCACCTTCGCTGACGGAACAAAAAACAACAACCGATACGAGTTCATCGAACGTGACGAGTTAGGAAACTGGATACTGTTTGATAGAGTAATAAAAGCAGTCATTCAAATGATAGACAAAAAAGAAGTTAAAAAAGTTCAAATCGAAACTAAAGTAAAAATCGAAATAGATGCCTACAGAGAATCGGCAAGCGGATACGCAACCGAAATGTTTTACGAAAGAACGGTCACCAGAAAATATCCCGTAATTGAAAAATACACAGCAGGTAAAGATTTCGTCACAATGGGCATGCCTTACTATGATGACATAGAAATTTTTCACCCAGAACAAATCAGAGACTAACAAATAAAACGGGAGGGAGGAATCGCTCCTCTCTCCCAACATTTAACCGAGGAGATTCAAAATGGCTAAAACAAATTTCAACTTCAAATTAAAAAAATTCGGTTTCGATTGGAATGTAGAAGTTACTCGCAAGGGTTCGTATCGTGGATCGGGAAACGCTTATTATGAATTTATTTTTACCAATCCTGATTATACAATAACCGATCAAATGTTAGTAGACCACAACGATGTTTTTTTAAACGCAAAAACTGTTAAAGCAGAAGCAGACGAGTATTTAAATAATTACTACATAGAGAGAGAAGAGGAATTAAGGGAAGCATACGCATAACAAATAAAACGGGAGGGAGGAACCGCTCCTCTCTCCCAACACTAACCGAGGAATTTCAAAATGGCCAAACCAAGCTTCAACATAGACGAAATAGATAGAGATATAAAACTCCATATTGAAAAATTAAATAGAGAAATAGAGGGATTAAAAAAAGTAATAATTCGCAGAGATAGAAAAATTGAGGAATTAGACCGAACAGTTTACAAATTTTTAGGACTTAAATATCCAAACTGCTAACCGAGGAGATTCAAAATGTTAGAAATAGAAACCGATATCAAAATAACGATCACCGCAACTGGCGAACAAGCGGGAGAAAATATCTCACCAGATTTTTACTCTCCAGGTGAGAGTGTGTATGCCGATAACATAAAAGTTTTTTTTGGAAAAATTGATGTTACATCAGAAATATATCCTCACGACATGGCTATGATCGAGGATTTGTTAGGAGATGAAATAGAATGAAATATAATTCAAACTGGCTTTCTGAAAAAATTTGTGAGGAGATTTTTCAATACGCTTTAACCACTCCTCACGTGACGCTAAAGAAAATGTTTCTCAAGTTTTTTTCTGACCAAAGTTTTGTTGGTCGATACAATCACGAGACAAACGAATTAAAATATTTCTTCCGACAAAACATTGAAGAGTTTTATCTTCGGGGAATGAGTTTGACTAAACTGTCTCAGTTGACAAGAGTCTCAAGATTCCAACTTTCAAAATTAGTTATGGCACGAGGATTACCAAGACCACGAAGATTTTCTGATCGGAGAAAAGCCGTTATCAATTTGTTGATGGAAGGAAAACATTCACAAGCATCTATTGCAAATGCTGTTGGTGTGAGTAGACAACGAGTTCACCAAATAAAATCGTCCTACCAAAAAGCCATTGACCAATTAGAGGGGAACCGAACCTACAAGGAGGATTCCAAATGAGAATGACAAAACGTTTTGACGAGCCAAACAAATCTAACCAGTTTATCAAAGATGTTTTGCTTTTTATTTTTCTATTTTTTTCGATAACAATTTTACCGCCATTGATTGAGCTACTGGTTTTTGGGAGCAGTGATTATTACTAATTTTAAGCTTGACAGATACAAAGAAATATACTATAGAAATCGGGATACCGACCAAAAAAAACATTGTTGACCACTTGACATTATTAAGAATGTTTTGTATTATATATATAGTTGAGAGAGAGAAACCCAAACCGAACCGAGGAAAAAATGACCGACTTCACCGACAAACTCACAAAGAAACTCAAAGACGAAACCAACACTGGCGAATGGTTCGACAGCCACGTTAGTGTTATAGAGGTAGACTTCAGCGAGGACGTTGACCACAACGCATTAGCCGAAGACGAAGCCACGACTGCTGTAATCAATACCATAAGAGTTAACAACATATTAGCAAAAAGACCTCCTTTCGATCCTGACAGTTTAGAAGCGAAACTCTCTATAACCAACGGAGAGAATGTTAGGCCATTAACAGTCGGAGCTATCAACGGACTGATAGTGGACTTGTCTGATGAGTATGGCAAAAATTACCACGACTACCAAAACCACAACATGAACCAATACACTGGCACTCAGGAGGAGTTCGTAGGAAAAGTTTGGGAAAAAGTTATAAGATATTTGATCGACAACTCAAACAAACAAACAATCATTGAGCTTGCATCAGTAGGATCTACACCTGACGAATACATAAATCATATGATATCAGAATTAACCGATGAGAATTAAAATGTCAAAAGATAAAATATTGAAACCTAAACAGTGGGAGCAAACTATCTACGAGCGAATATTAACAGAAGGAGAAGCGATTCGTTCGCATAAAAACTTTGATATGGCCGTAACTGTTATGTATGCCTTGCACGAAAAAAAAATGACATCTAAAGTTTATGAAAAATATTCTTGCGTTGGAGAATTAGAAAAAGAAATGATGAAACGAATTACGACATTGATGGAGGTGAGTGATCCAAAAAATCCTGCGTCAAATCTCTCCACAAGTAGAGTAATAGGAGAAATCACATTGGGAGTCTACGAGATAGCAAGCAAACAAAAACGATTAGGAAACGACATCTACAAAACCGAGGATAATTAAAATGGAAACGGAATACAAAGCAGATCAATTTGACGCTGACACTATAAAGGAGTTACTACACCAATCAAAATACGGATCATTACAAAACAGCGTAACGAGCATCGCAGAATTAATTGGTGATCTTAAAAAAACAATTCCGACAGCCGTCAATGATAACTACAAAACTTTTTACGAAAAATATTTTCAACTAATCATTGACAGGACAAACCAAATCGCACAACGTATCGACGAGATAGATTAACTTTTTGGGCGGTGCAATCGTAAAGTTGTTTGGGGGAAGACTTTCAGCTTTGCGTAGGATTAGGGGAACCAGAAAACGTCTGGTAAATCCGAGCACCGTCCATCATTAACCGAGGAAACTAAAATGAATAGAATAGAAATGTTAAATGCAACTGCCGACATAATAGATCAAGCAAGCCAAATTAAACAAGAATTAACAGATAAAGACCAGAAAAATAAAAAACCTGAATCAGTCAATCAGGAGATAATAAAAAACATTGTGGTCTTGAGTGAGATAATAAAAAACACTTCACAAAATATACGCAACGACCTCATTGAACACTGGTATGTAAAAGATTAACGACAAACGATTAGAGGGAGATTTATTTTTCAGTGCCGAAACGGAGGGAAAATAGAAACGGCTAAAAGTTTTCACTTGCAAATTTTGAGGCTCTATGTAAAATAGGCCACGATTTTTTTGACTTTTATTTTTTACAAAAACCAAAACGGTCAACGACAACATGTCAACGACAGAAAGAGAACGAAAAAATGGGATTTTTAGAACTAAACACAACGCAACAATTCCTACCACGTTTCGACCTTGATCTACGAGCAGGTAGGTTTTTTGCAGTCGAACGAACGCAGGGTGCGGATGGCGAATGGACCTCAGAAAAAATCGAGGTTGAGTCTCCAACGTTTGCCGTAGATATTGGCAACACTGCTATCGGCTACACCGCATTTGTCGACAACCGTCCCGATAGCATTATGCACCATCAGGAGGACGGGATGCCCGCTCAACCGTCGCCCGAACACAAACCAGGATTTGAAGTCACCGTCAAATTGATTGGTGGAGATTTCGACGGATCAGTCCGTAAATTCGGCAAACAGGGATTGACGATTGGTCGAGCTTTCGACGAACTCGTGGACGCTTGGCAAGCACACAAAAACTCTCAAGACAAGACCAAAGTCCCTGTCGTCACCGTTACGGGATCTATCCCGATCAAGGCGGGGAAAAGTACAAACTACGCTCCGAAATGGGGAATCGCAAAATGGATTGCCCGTCCAGAGGAGTTTGACCAGTGGATACCTGAACGTATCGACCCTGTAGCAGAGCAAGCCAAGCAGGATGTCGTTGATGGTATTGACGGAGAAGAATTGCCGTTTTAATCACTTTCTCTAAACTCTAAAAATTGTTATATTCGACGACCCGTATAATTAACTACGGGCGTTGAATATGACAAAACAAACGCTAACTCTACAGGGTGAGTTGCCCGCAATTAATGAGATCATTGCAGCCTCCAAATCTCATTACTCAAAATATGCACGAGTAAAACGAGCAAACACAAACTTAGTAGCGTTAGAGTGTAGAGTCCAAGAATTAAGACCAATAGACAAACCCGTATCAATTTTATTTGCACACTATCGTAAGTCTAAACGCAAAGACCCCGACAACGTTGCGGGAGGTGCTCAGAAAATGATATTGGATGGTCTCGTTACAGCGGGAGTGTTACCCGACGACACAATGAAATATATAAAATCGTTACACCATACATTTATAATTGATACGATCAAACCGAGGATAGAGGTTGTAATCTATGTTGACGACATCTGATAAATCAAATCCGAGATTAACCTCTGCGATAAAATATGCGGAGATGGGATGGTATGTTTTTCCAGTTCATTTTGTAACTACTAAAAACGAATGTAGTTGTGGACATAGCAACTGCAACAGCGTAGGCAAGCACCCAATCTCTTTGAGCGGATTAAACGACGCAACAACCGACATCGAAAAAATTACTCAGTGGTGGAGAAAACAACCCTACGCCAACGTCGGTATCCGAACTGGAGAGATTAGCGGGATAGATGTTATAGACATCGACGAGAGATCGGGAGGAAAGGAAACATGGTCTGACCTTGAGCGTGAGTATGGTCCTATTGACTCAACGCCAATGGCTACAACTGGTGGAGGCGGGACACATATATACATTGAATACACTGGTAGACTGCATTCGCAAAATGA